ATAGGCGAATGCGTGACGTGGGTTGCGTTCAGTGCGTCGGCAATCTCTTGCGACGTCATCGTTTCGTAGCCGTCGATCGCTTGGATTGCTTGGATCATGATTGTTGCTTTGAAAGTCGTGTTAGGCTAGTCAGTGTTCGTGATGTCTTCGTCGCGGCCGAACTTCGGAATCTGAACCTTAGAGGTTTTCACGCCGTCGACGTAGGATCGACGATCTTGGCCGCCGCATCCATGCACACATCGCTTTGGATTCCGTTTTTAAGAACGCCTCTGATGGTTTTGTCACCTAGGCCGAACGGCCCAGGTGCAGTCGTGTGGTTTGGTCAATTTGCGTCCAGTCAATTTTGCGACGGCGCTTGATTCCGTGGACGCCGCGGCATCCACACCGGACCGGGTAATACCGCGTGAATCGGCGGCACGACGTGATCGCCTTCATCCGGCGGCCGCAACACGGGCACTCCGGCGCGTCCGTTGGCAACGCTCGCGATTTCGGTAGCGCGGCGAAAGTGTCGGGGTCGACCCCGGGAGCAAAACTGACCATTGGCTAATTGATCCCTACGGGGAAAACAGGACACAGACCCGCCGACGCGATCCGCTCGTTGAGCGATCGGTCGTCACCGGCCAAGAATAGATAGCCGCCGTGGGCACTGGCGGGATGGATCGTATGGGTCCAGCCGTGGACGAACGCCGGACGCGGCAAGAAAATACGGTGTCGGTGTCCGGGCCGGTCGGGGCGTGATCGGATCAAAGCGTCGATCTGGTCGACCGCCGCGCGGGCCGCGTCGGTTAATCGATGTTTGATCGATGCGTCGACTCTGACACGCTGCGTCGCGCGATAGTTGGGGTCGAATCCGGCCAGGTGCAAGGTGATCTCGCACCCGACCCGGCCCGGTTCGATGTCGACGATCAATCGTGACGGTTGGATGACGCCGCGAATGATCGCGGGCGTCCAGAGCCCGTCGACCGACGACAGGGCGGGCCATTGGATAGCGTTGGGCAGGGGATCCCTCCGTTGCACGCGATTTTCGAAAACGCCAAGAAGTCTAACGTATGATAACACGCGTTTTGCCCGTTTTTGGCCTGCCGTAGAAACAAGGCACCGCACCGGAGACGGAATCCGACGATCGGGAACCTTCAGGCGCAGCCGTAGAAATCCGATCGGCACGGATTACGTACCGATCCGCTAATCTCGCACGTATGCCAGACATCGCACCCACCAACGCCGATCTCAGCCCCGACCCCAACGCACCGCGTAGCGTGAACGTCGACGGGCAAACCGTCGAGGGACACGATCTGCGATCCCAACTCGATGCCGCCGACCGACGCGATGCGTCCAAGGCGATGCGACGCAAAGGATTCGGGATCGCCCGCGTGCGAATGACTCCGGGGGATGCGGTATGAGTCCGTTCGACCTCCTGACGATCTGCTTCTTTGTTGCCGTGATATTTTTTGTTCTTGGATTCGCTTGGGGCGAAGACTGCGCGACAAAAGCGGCTAAAAAATTGAGTTCGGGGGCTATTTTGCGGTGGAAAGAACAACGCACACACAACGAGACCGTGGTTGCTGAGTTACGAGTATCGATCCGCCACGCCAATGAGCGGATCGAAGAACTCGGTATGGACGTCGATAACGCAAACCGAAACGCGAACGCGATCAATGACCGGTACCGCGAACTGCAACAACGATACTACGCGGCAATGAAAGCCACCGTCGCCGCCCGCGAAACTCTCGAAAACGTGAACGATGACGAAGTCCAGTTCTGAATCCAAATCGACCGGCGGGATGGTGTTTTTTCCCTTGCTGCTGCTGATCTTCATCACGCTCAAATTGTGCGGCGTGATCGCGTGGTCATGGGTTTGGGTCCTTGCTCCGTTTTGGATTCCGCTGGCCCTCGGGTCCAGCCTTCTGTTTTTCGGGGTTCTGTACCTCGCCGCGAGCGATCACGACCCTCGAAAAACCCGACGATAGTCGTCGGTTCATCACTTTAGGATTTCACCCGCGTGCTTCTCGATCACCGAGGACAACCGATCCCGACCCAAGCGCACCGACGTATGTCGTCGCGTCGCCGGGAACGTCGCGCCGAAATCCAAGCGGCGTACGATGCCGCGCAAACGACGTCCGAAAATGCAAAACACTGGCGATGGGCCGATTCGCTATCGTCGGCCGAGGCCAACAGCCCGGAGATCCGGCAAACGATCCGCGAACGTGCCCGGTACGAAGTCGCCAACAATTCATTCGCCGCCGGCATTTGCGATACGCTCGCCAACGTCACGATCGGATCCGGCCCGCGTCTGCAAATGCAAACGCCCGACCCGACGCTCAACGCGGCAATCGAATCACAGTGGCGGGCATGGTGCGACCAAACACGCCTGGCCGAAAAACTACGCACCGCCAAACGTGCCCGCGTCGTCGATGGCGAAGTGTTTTTGCAATTCAACACCAACCCACGCCGCAACGCCACGCCGGTTACGCTCGACGTGCAAGTGATCGAGTGCGACCAGTTCGCCGATTTATCCAACAGTCAGACGCCTGACCACGTGTCCGGCGTGCATTTCGACGCCCACCGAAACCCGATCCGGTACGACCAACTCGAACAGCATCCGGGCAACGCGATGGGCGGTTGGCAACAAGCCGCGCCTGTGTCGGCCGATGACGTGATCCACATGTTCAAGGCCGACCGACCCGGACAAATCCGGGGCGTGTCGGAAATGACGCCCGCGTTACCACTGTTCGCACACTTGCGACGCTACACGCTCGCCGTGATCATGGCCGCCGAATTGGCCGCCGATCATGCCGCCGTGATCGAATCGCAAAGCTCGCCGCTCGACGAGGACGGCGGGTTCGACGGGGATGACTTGGACCCGTTCGATACCGCCGCCATCGACCGCGGGATGATGACGGTCTTGCCTCGCGGGTGGAAACTCTCGCAACTCAAACCCGAACAACCGAGCACGAATTTCCAAATGTTCCGCGACGCGATCTTGAACGAGATCGCCCGGTGCCTTGGGATGCCATTCAACGTCGCCGCCGGCAACAGTGCCGGCTACAACTATTCGTCAGGCCAACTCGATCACGGATTCTTTGATGATACGGTCAGGGTGGATCGCGACGCCTGGCGAGTCAATTGCATCGACCGGATTTTTCACGCTTGGCTCGACGAGGCCCTTTTGGTGCCCGGCTACTTGCCGCCGCTCGGGTCGAACGCCGGCAACCTGGACCGTCGATTTTATTGGGACGGACGCACGCACGGTGACCCCGCCAAACAAGCACGCGCGACCGAAACGCTCTCGCGAATCGGATTGTTGACCGACGAAGCGTATTTGCTCCGCGAGGGAATCGATCCCGAAGAGCATCACCAGCAACGAATCCGCCAAGCCCGCCGCCGCGCCGAATTGGCCGCGATCGAACAGCCGGATTTGCAACAACCGGCGCAACCAACCTCAGCACCGGGGACGAAACCATCGACCCGCCAAACCCGTTCGGTGGCGGCATGACGTTGATGGTTTTCATCATCTTGGCGGCGCTCTCGCCGCCGATCCTTTTCCCGGCGTTGCTCGTCCTCGTCTGGTTCTATCGCGATTGATTCGCGACTCCTGATTCACGCACGCAAGCACCGTACCCGGTTCGGACTGCGCCGCATCGCCCCACTTCCGCGGCATCCGACGGCCGGTCGCTTGCGTGCCTTTTTTTCCAAACTCTTGGAGCCGCCGCTTTGGCAACGTTCGACAAAAAACGCCGACGACGATTAGTCAGTCGCGGGCGAATCGATTTGCTCGCCTCCGCCAACACTCCGTTGGTCCTGGATAGCAGTGCGATCGTCGTCGAAGCGATGGACGGCGGAGATTCCGCCGACTCGCCGCCGAAATTCAAAGCGAGTCTCTACAACGGTTCGCCGATGACCCCACGGGTCATCGGTTACGCAAACGGCGGCGCCCCGATCGTCGTCGACCTGCGTGGCGTCCGAGTATCACGAAACGGCAACGGGGCCCCGGTCCTTTACGCCCACGATCGGTTAGACCCGATCGGTCACACAACCCGCGTCGACGTGCTCGCCAATGCGATTACGGGCGAAGGATTGTTGAGTGTCCCGGGACCGAATCGCGACCGCGTCGCGGGCGGTGCCAAGGGTGGTTTTCGTTGGGCCATTTCGATCGGCTACCGCGCGACCGAAATGGAATACATCGGTCGGAACGAATCCGCCAATGTCAACGGCCGCGTCGTTCGCGGACCTGCACACATCGCCCGCAAAGGTGATTTATTCGAAATCTCGTTTCTTGCCATCGGGGCCGAGCCTAGCGCATCGGCCACCGTCTCCGCCACTTCTGGCGACTCCCAAACCACGATCCCAACCCCGGAGCCGATACTTATGAATCCTGAACTTCGCGCCTACATCGAAGCCGCCGGTTTCAGCCCCGACGAACTCGAAACCGAGCAAGTTGAACTCTTCCGCAAACAACACGAAGCAACGATCGAAGCCGAACCCGGCTCCGACCTGCCGCGTCCGGATCGTCCCGCCCCGGTCCAACCGGTGGCCCCATCCGTCGTGATCGAAGCCGGTGACGGAAACGACCCGGTCGCCGAAATGCGTGCAGCCGCGGCCGCCGAATCTCGACGCGTCGCTCGTGTCGTCGAAATCTGCGCCCAATACGGCAACCCGACGACCCAAATCCAAGGCAACGTCGAAGCGATCCAAGCGATCGCGATCGAGGCCGGATGGGACGCCGACAAGACCGAACTCGAAGCGATGCGTGCCGCTCGACCGACCGCCCCGTCGGCTCGATCGACCGGACGTTCGCACAATTTGACGATCGAAGCAATGCAGGCCGGATTGATGATGCGGACCGGAGTCGACGTCGAAAGCCGTCACTTCCGCGGCGTCGCGGCGATCGAAGCGGGCCTGCCGTCGTTCCTTCGCGCCGACGTCAACAGCGACGGGTTCGGCAAAGCCATGGATGCGGCCCGCGATTTCCGCACCGCGTCGTTGGTCGAGATCGCCGCCGCCGCCGTCGAAATGGAAACGGGCCGCGTGATCCGTGGCAAGTCCACGATTATCGAAGCCGCCTTTTCGTCCACCGCGTTGGCGTCGATTTTCGGTGTAACGATTGGTGCCCGCGTGTTGCAAACCTTTCAAGAGGTCGGCGATAGCACGATGGGCTGGACACGTCGATCGACCGTCCCCGATTTCGAACCGCACGTTCGCGCGGGCTTGGAATCGATGCAAAGCTTGTCGCACCAACCGCCCGGCAAGGCCGCCGAACATGCCAAGGTCAGCGACAAGAACGAAATCGTGCAAGCGGCCCGGTACAGCAAGCAAATCGTGATCGACGAACAGCACTTGATGGGCGACCGTCTCGATTTGCTCTCGACGGTCCCGCAAGCGATGGCCCGCGCCGCCGGTCGCTTGATTCCGGATCTGGTTTACTTCTTGATCCTGTCCAACCCGACCATGCTACGCACCGGACGGGACGCGTTCCACGAGACGGACGGTACGTTGATCCTAAATAAGCCGTTCAACAAAGCGAACTTGTCCCTCGCGATTTCGCAATTGATGAAACGCAAGGACGGGGACGCGACGTTGAACCTTCAACCGTCGCACCTGATCAGCGGCACCGAATTGGCCGACGACGTGGTTCAGTTGACCGGGTCGGCGATCTTCACCAACGACTCCGGCGCAGGTGCCCGAAACCCGTTGGCACGTTACGGGATTACACCCGTGGCCGATGCCCGATTTAGCAACGGCGTTAAACACCCGATGACCGGCGCGACCACGACGGGTAGCGGCGTCGACTGGCTGTTGGTTTCGACCGACAGCGACGGCGTCGAGGTCCAAACGGTCGACGGTAGCGGCGGCGTGCCGCGAGTGCGAACCAAGCAACTCGACGGCGGTCTGTACGGAATCCAAAGCGATGTGTGCATGGATGCGGCGGCCAAGATCGTCGAGAACCGAACGCTCGAGTACGTCACCGGATCGGCCTAATCCGACGCGAAACCTTTAAGCCGGCCCCGATCGGGGCCGGCACTTCAACTTGATTGAATCCCGCTCATTGACTCCTGTGCAACGAAGCCCGGCCATGAAGAAAACAAGAATCGACCTAAACGTTCGCGGCCGTGTATTCCCGGTCGGTACCGCCGTTGCAGACTTGCCCGCCGGCATCAATTTAGATCCGGCCTGGTTGCTCGCCGACGACGCACCGGACGAGCTTAGCGATAAGCTCGACATCGACGACGGCTT